GGACGCTTGCCGCTTTCACGGCCACGTCACCGCGCAGGATCATGCGCTGCGGCGGTTCAATCACTTCCACATTGTCGACCAGCCCGCCAAGCGAGGGATCGAGCGTCTGGAAATACTCTTTCAGGGCTTCCATAATTCCGTCGAATTGCGCCTCGCGCGTCTCATCGGCCGGATTGAGCACGGCGATCTCCAGCGTGGCCGGCTGGATCATATCGACCTGCCCCAGATCATCTGGGCCGGCCACCTCTTCGCCGAGATACCGGCCTGTATCATCGAGCAGATTCAGGAAGGCCACCGTGCCCGTGCGGCTTGTGACCAGGAGATCCGGCACCGAGCGATTGCGCAGCACAACATCCGGACATGCATCAGATCCCTCGGCCATGGCCTGCAAGGAATTGTGCAAGGCCCGATAGGCCTGTTCGACTCTCGTGGTCATGTCAGTGTCTTTCAGAAAGGCCCGCCCGCAAAAGGTGCGCGCCGAGGACTTTTTCAAATTCGCTTGCCAACATCCGGCCTATGGCCGCAAAGTCCGCGTCTACATCGAGGCGAGCGCCGAGCGTGACTTCCGGCACCAGCCAGAAAAGGAAGATTGTCGCGGCGCCCTTGCCGTATTGTCCGGACTTCAGTTTCTTCCGGGCCGAGAGCTTCCCGGTCGCGGAGATCGCACCGCCCTCGATCGCCAGAATAGCCGGCCGGCCCGCAACCGGCGGAATCACGAACAGGCGGTCGCCAAATTTGCGGCGCGCATATTCGACCTTGGTTCCCTTCTGGACCTTGAAGTCCTCGGCAGGGCTGCCGGGAATCGGGATCGCAAGCAGCGAGCCGGCCTTGGCGTGGATTGTTTCGCCCTCATGGGCCTTGATAATCTCCGGTGCCTTGGAGAACAGCACCAGCGCCGGATCATCGGAGAGCCCGCGCTCCGGGTAGATATTCCCGCGCCACGTATTGGCGAGGCGAGCCCCAAGCCCGGCTTTCTGCACCGACCCGCGCAAGCGGGACAAGCCGCGCTCGCGCATGACTTCCATTGTATCGCGGCCGGCCTGCAGCCAGGCCGTCCGGACCCCGCTCTGGAATGCTTCGAGATTGCCCTGCAGCGCTGCCTCCAGCCGGAAGCTCATGGCTACGCGCCCGTGCCCCACAGGATGGTCTGGCAAGTAAACTCGCGCCTGGCCCGATCCAGACGCTCAGGCTGCGCCGTGATCTGGAAGACCTCATTTGTATCGAGCAGGAGGAAAGCCCCGCCCATCTTCGGCGCGCTGATCTCTTTAACCCGCACGCGGATCGTGGATCCATCAACGACCGGCTTGGAAACGAGCCCCGATATATCGAGGCCCGCTTCCTCGCCGGCCCGCATGACGCGGCACGGCGCCCCTGCCCCCGCGACCGGCTCGATGCCGGACGCGAAATATTCCGCATTGGCCGCATGGGGCCCGGCATAATTGGCATCGAGCACCATGTCGGCAACGGCAGAAGACATAAGCCCTAGTCCTTCACTTCGCCGGCATCAGCTGCCAGCTGCGCAGCGATGGCCTCACGGGCGGCAGCGACTTCGTCCGGATACGTCTCGGCGAGCAGGTTGATCACCAGCTCATGGCTTGCAGCCTCGTCCTGCGCGTCGGCCACATCTTTCTGAGCCTGCGCGAGGGCTTCCTGCATCTGCCTGGTTTCGTGCTCAGCTGCGCGGAGCTCCTGCGACTTTGCCCGTCCGCGCGGTGCGCTGCCTGCCGGCAGAAGATGGCCGAGATCCACGAAACGCGCCGCATCCTCTTCGGGCAGCCTGATCGTGGCGCCGGGGCCTTTCTTGACCCGCTCGCCCTTTTCAATCGCGGCAAATGTGCCGCGCACAATGTCATAATCCTTCTGAGCCATGGCGGCCTCCAGCTTGTTCGTTATCGGAAGACTGCAGCCCGACTGGATGCAGTTATAAAAAGGCCCCGGCGAACCGGGTTCGCCGGGGCCTTTTTCAGTGAGGCCGCAGCCTAGCGCACAAATGCGCGGAAGGACGCATTGGCCCGCTGCGGGAACACAACCGGAGCGGATTGGGTTTCCGCGATGGCGCGGTCCGGGTTCTTTTCTTCGTAGACGCGCGGGTGCAGATCCAGAGCGGCGAACGTATCGACCGACTGGATTGCCGCATGGGCCTGCACGCCCTCGATTGCCGAGGACCCCATCAGCACCGTGTTGTCGGGCAGGAACTTGGCAGAGCTGCCATTCGCAGTTTCGTAGGTCTGCTGATAGACCCAGAGATCGAAGTCGCCAGTGTTGCCCACATAACGGGCATGCGAGACATCGTCCGGGCTGATCGGACCGAGCTCGACCTGCGCGTTGCCACCACCCCGGCGGTTGTCGAGCACCTGGAGGAAGGCGGCGTCCTTGCGGGCGAGCTTCCACGCTTCCAGATCGAAGACCACATCCGTCGGCGCAACGCCGCTCTTGTCCTGGACCGTGATCGCCCAGTCTTCGAGATCTTCGAGCACCGAGACGCCGGCCTCACCCCAGCGGGCAGTCGTGAGCAGAGCGACCTCCAGCGCCGCGTCACGCTCGAAGTCGAGGACGATGGCCTCTTCATAGCCCTCGCCGGTGAGCGTCATGGACGCATGGACCAGCATCTGCGCGGCCATCCATTCCTTGCGCCGCAGCACCTGCTTGCGCTGCTCATTCAGGATATCGAGGCCGATTGCATTGAAGCGCTGTTCGGGCGAAAGCTCGCCCATCAGCCGCTCGCCTGCCATACGCTTCAGGGCCCGGCCGGGCTTGATGGCTTCGTCGAGCTTGATATAGGGCGCCTCGATCGACGTCGTCGCATATCCACGGCCCTGCTGCCGCGAGGCTTTGACGTCCGGATGCACGATCGGCGCCAATGTGCGGCCCCGCGTGATCTTGTCGAAGTGGATAAACTGGTCCTCGAATTGCACCATGGTCGGGAAGAATTTGTCGAGCAGCCAGGTGGACGGCTGGTACAGATCGTCCAGAGCCCCGAGCAGATCGCGGGTGTCGCAAGCGCGAATGTCGATAGTCATTATCTTTTACTTTCCGTGTAGGGAGCAAGAAAAAGCCCGCCGGAGGCGGGCCTGCTTCAAGAGAGGTTGGAAGGGAAGCCTAGACGCTTTGAACGTCGGGCGCGAACATGGGCGAGCCGAGCCAGGCCTGCCGGACGGCTGCGATATCGTGGCCGGTGCCGATGCCCAGTTTCGAGGCATCGAACTTGCCAGCGATCCAGACGGCAACATCCGTCACATCGCCGCCGGAGGCGTCGCAGTCATACATCAGCACGACCGGCAGGATCGCCTCGGAGCCATCAGCTGAGGCGGCGAGAGACTGGCGATACTTGCTGTCCGCCGTAACGCGGCCGAGCACGGCACCAGCCAGGAGGGTTTCGCCACTCTTGATCGTAACCTTGCCGGTCTCGACCAGCGCGCCACCGACTTCGATCGTTTTTGGATCATAAGTCTCGGATTGAGTGAAAAACATTGTTCCGTCCTTTCAGGGATTAGGGTGTTTGAGAGAGAGAAAGGGCCGCAGGCCTGAAATCAGGCCTTAGGCTTTTTTGCGCAGGCGGGTGGATCCGGTGGCGGCGACATAGTCACCGACCAGCGAGGCAGACTTGCTCTTGGCGCCGCCGGCCGGGCGGGCACTGAGCGAGTGATCCTGCCGGGCGTTGATCGCATTTGTGCGCATGGCGGCGCGCAGGGAGGCCTGCGCATCTGCCACCGACAGGCCGGCATTTGCGAGCGAGGTGGCGAAAGCCTCCTGACCCCTGGCCTCCGGCAGACCTGCGATCATCAGTGTGCGGCGCTTTGCCTTTGCCTGCGCAGACTGGTCCTCTTCATCGGGCGGCGTATCACCACCGTCTGCCGGGGCCGGATCTTCGGCGCCATCGGCAGCGGCCGGATCTTCCTCGCCATCTGCCGCCGCGACCTCCTCCTCTCCGGCATCAGCCGGCTCAGCCTCGATCACTTCCTCGCCCTCGCCCGGCGCGGGCTCTTCCTCGCCGTCGAGCGCTTCGAGCTCTTCCTCTGCCCTGATCGCGGCAAGGCGGGCATTCAAAGCCTTGCGCTCAGCTGCGCGGCGGGCCGCCGCGTCCGGTTTCTTCGCCATGGATCCTGCTCCTGTTTTGGCTGCTGGTGATTGCGCGGGCTGGCCCGCATTGCCGGCCGCCACGGTGGCGGGCGATAGGTGATCGACAAGCGCCGCGAAAGCATCCGCCTCGCTGGATATCTCATCGACAAAACTCAGGGACATGCCGGATCGGCCGGGCTCGGAGTGCTGCGCCGGATAGATCCGGGCCTCGGTGGCAAGCAGCGCTTCCTCGGTAAGGATCGGGCGGCCCTCGGCAACAGCGCTCACAAAGTCCCGGCCAGCCTGATCGACCCATGCCTGCAGATCATCGCGGGCCGTTTCATCGAGCGGCTGGAACGCCGCACCGGCCGTCTTCTGCGCGCCGAATTGAATGGGCGTGACCTTGACCCCATGCTTTGCCAGCATGGCGGCGTTTTCCGTGTGGACAATCACGGCACCAATTGAGCCGACAAGGCCGGCACGCGGCGCGATGATCCGGTCGCACTGCGCTGCGATCCAATAGGCTGCCGAGGCGGCGCAATCGGCATAAGCCCAGACCGGCTTACCGCCGGAGGCCTCGCGGCCTTCGCGGATCGTCTGCGTCAGGACATCAATGCCACCGCAAACAACGCCGCCCGGCGAATCGATCCGGAGGAAAATTCCCTTCACCCGGTCGTCCGCGAAGGCCGTGCGGAAAGCGGCATCGAGAGAATCGTAACCATGCCACCATTGCCCACACCATGCCGATCCGCGCTCGGCGATTGCCGTGTCGAGGTTGAGCGCGGCAATGCCATCCTTGAGTGAGAGCCCCCAGTCGAGCTGATCGTCCGGCTCGCCCATCCAGAGCGGGCAATAAGCCTCAGGCGACGCACGCATTGGCACCGACTGGGCATCCGCGTCCGATTCATCGAAAGCCGCAGGGCGCGCCTTGCCCCGCAGGCCGATCATGCGCAGGGCGGCTTCGAAACGGTTACCACTGTCAAAGGCGGAGGGGACCGAGAAATAGAGCCGGTTGGCAAGCTCTTGCGCGGCGTCCGGCTGCATCAGCAGCGGGCGGCCAGCATACTTCGAGGCGAGCGTGGCGAGCGTGGTCATTGGCTGTCTTCCATGTCTGTTCTGGGCCGGGCGGCGAGCGCATCGGCGAGCTCGGCTGGTACGATGCCCAGCTCGCGCATCCGGTGCGATTCTGTTGCGAGCTGGCCGAGGACCGACTCCCAGTCCTGCCCCTGTTCGGCACAGATCTGGTCGAGCGTCTTGGCGCCGGTACGCATCAGCAGGAGGTTGGCCTGCGCCTCCTTCAGCGGATCCACATAACCCCGGCCCGGCCCCGTCCAGTCCGCCTGCAGATAACTTGTCGGATCCGCGTCGAAGCTCGGCCAGCCTTTCGGTTCGACCAGGAGGCCGCGCCAGAATGCCTCGGTGATAACTTCGGCGAAGACTGGGGAAACCGTGTCGGCGATAAAGGTGGCACGATCCTCCGTCACGATGCGCCACGTCTCGGCAAGGGCAGCGCGGGCAGCCGAATAGGAAACGCCCTCCCAATCCTCGGAGAGCACCATGTAAGGGATGCCGAGCGCCGCAGCGAAGTCCTGCAGGAAGGCCTTCTTGAAATCCGCAAAGGCACCAACCTGCCGTGTCGTATTGTTGACCTCGACCTCATCGCCAGGCGCGAGCATGGCGATGCGATTGTCGCTGATCGAGATCCCGTCCGAGCCATAGATCGAGGTCCGGATATCCTGCCAGGACGATCCCATATCAGCCAGCCCGCCGCCGTCGAGGCCGAGCGCATCGGAAACAGCGATCGGATCAAAGCCGGCTTTGACGAATGCCGCGAAAGTCGCATTAATGATCGCGGCCCCGATCTCGGCTTCCGTGAAGCGCTGCAGATCGCGGAATCCGATCAGGATTGGCGCGAAGGGCGAAACGCCGCGCACCTGTTCGGCACGCTCGACGTCGAAACCATGGATCACGACCCGCCGGCCGGTTTCGTCCAGACGCGGGATCCGCGTCCAGTGCCAGCGCTTGGTCGACCAGCGATAATCGTAGCGGTGAGAGTCGCGGAAATGATACGCAATCGGCTCACCGGAGTCGGCGAGCTCGATCCCTTGTGTAAGATCTTCGGTGTCCGGACGATCCTGCGGATTGGAGAGCCGGTCGGGATCGATCTCCTGCAGGCAGGTAGCAAAGGCCGTGCCACGATCCGGCTGCCACCTGATCACCGCGATATTCTCGCCGGTCGTGAAACGCTCAGACCAGAGCGAGCGGAGGATCTGCCCGAAGTTGCGGACCCGACGAATGTCGCACTGATGATGCGGGCCATGCGCCCAGCCGCGCCAGGCGCGCTCGATCTGCCGCCCGAACATGAGGGCCTCCTGCGGATCCACGCCGAGCGTGATGGCGTCCGGCTTGGCGCGCAACGCAAGGCCAGGCCCGATTGTTTGCGCCCGCGCCTTGCGCATGGCGCCGCTGGCCACGCCGGAATTGCGGGTAAGATCTCGCGCGCGCGCCGCGATGGCCGCACGGTCCTTGGTCTCCAGAACGGACGGCACCGGGCTTGCGCCCCAGCCCTTTGTCTGCTGCCGGGAAGAGCGGGCGCCGTCATAGCCGGAACCGCCGATCAGGCGGCCCGAGGCACTGGCCCGCATCGGGCGGCCGTTCGCATC